GGGTCACGACGACGACGGCTGAGTTCAACAAGCTGGCAGGTGTTACGGATGGCACCGCGTCAGCAAGCAAGGTGCTGATCGTCGATAATGCGTCGAATCTCAACCTCGGTGCTGGGCTCATCTCGACAACCGGAGTGCCGACAAACGACGCCCATCTGGCCAACAAAAAGTACGTTGATGACGTCGCTCAGGGGTTGGACATCAAAGCCTCCGCGCACGTCGCAACGACCGAGGCACTGCCTTCGGTGGCGTACAACAACGGTTCGAGCGGGGTCGGTGCCACGCTGACCTCGAACAACAACGTCGCGTTGTCCATCGATGGCCACAACTTGGCCGTGGGTGAGTCGGTGCTGGTGAAGAACCAAGCGAGCGCACTGCAAAACGGTCTCTATCAGGTGACCGCAGTCGGTAGTTCCGAGTCTCCATTCATTCTTACGCGCCGCACGGATGCTGACAGTGGAACCGAGTTGAGTGCTGGTTCATTCGTCTTCATCGAGCAGGGGAGCACCAACGGTTCAACGGGTTGGGTGCTTTCAACATCGGGAGCAATCGTCATCGGGACAACCGCGCTGACGTTCACGCAGTTCTCTTCGGCTGGCATCGCTGACGCTGGGGATGGGTTGCAAAAGGTCGGGACCACCCTCTCTGTCAAAACGGCATCCTCGAGCCGCATCGCAGTGTCATCGAGCGGGGTTGATTTGGCCGCCTCAAGTGTCACCGCTGCATCAAATCAAGTGCTCTTTACCGTGGACACCTACGGGCGGGTGACGAGTGCCACAAACTCCATTCCCGCAACGGCTGGGATTTCCATCGACTGCGGAGACATCTAAACTTCGGGGATGCCGAACTTCATCCGCCAACTCCGAAAGGCAACGTCTGGGACTCCTCCCATCGAGGGGATCCCGTCGGGCGTTCTGCTCGTCAACACCGCCGACCAAACGCTCTCGTTTCCAAACGCAGCAGGGAACGGTTGGGTGACCATTCAGGCGGGAGCGTCGGCACCTTCATTCGCACTTCAGCAGTTCGCTTTTGACGCGAACGGATCGCAAACCGCATTCACAACGACCTCGACCGACTCAACCGACGATCACTTCATCGTGGCCATCGGAGGTGTCTTCCAAACCGCTGGAACGGACTACACGGTCACATCTGGTGTTGTGACGTTTACGAGCGCACCACCGAGCGGGGAGAAGGTCAACATTCTCGTGGCATCCGGCGGGGTTGCTGGGCCTCAAGGACCATCTGGCATTCAAGGACCAGCAGGGCCCAGTGGCGTGCAGGGAGTTCAAGGCCCGTCCGGAAGCATCGGTTCTACGGGGGCCACAGGGCCTAGCGGTTCGACGGGGCCTGTTGGCGCGACTGGGTTGACAGGGCCTTCTGGAGCGCAGGGCATTGCTGGACCAGCTGGTGGGGCGACTGGCTCAACTGGTGCGACTGGACCGATGGGGCCTTCGGGATCCCCCGGTGGAGCAACCGGTGTTGCTGGTGCGACGGGTGCAACGGGAGCTGATGCTCTCTGGTCTTACACGGGGGCGTTCGACTTGGGGACCTCATACGCTGTCGGAGACTTGGCCACCTATCAAGGGAGTCTCTGGTATCGTAAAAATGCCAACGGCGGAAACGTCGGAGACATTCCGAGCACGTCATCAAACTTCTGGGACATCATCGCCTCAAGGGGGGCTAACGGACCGCAGGGCGATCAGGGTGCAACCGGAGCAACTGGCGCAACGGGAGCCGCTGGCACGATCTACTTTGCAGGAACCGACGTCCCTTCACCAACCCTCGGCAAGGTCGGTGACGTTTATTATCGCGACTCTTCAACGCCAAACGATTCACCGGATGTCAAAATCGTCTCTATCTACGTCAAGACGGAGAGCGGCTGGGGTGGCGCACTGAATGTCAGTGGACCGCAAGGGGCGACTGGTCCATCTGGACCGGCTGGGATTCAAGGCCCCCGCGGATTGCAGGGTTTTGAAGGACCGATAGGACTGCAGGGTGCCACTGGTGAAACGGGACCTCCCGGGCCAACTGGTTCGCCGGGAGTTGACGGGCAAGATGGCAGTCAAGGTTGGGCTGGTCCTCAAGGCGAAACGGGAGCAACAGGATTGACCGGAGCAACCGGACCAATCGGAGCAACCGGAGCAACTGGACCATCGGGTGAAGCCGGTCCAACCGGAGCAACTGGTGAGACGGGTCCAACCGGACCATCAGGCGAAGCTGGTGGCCAAGGCGACCCCGGAGTGCCGGGTCAAACTGGCGCAACTGGCGCAACGGGTCCGAACTGGGCAGCAACAGGGGCAACCCCATCAAACACCGTTGTCCCTGCGGGTTACTTCAACGCGGGGCAAAATAGGCTGGTGCCGTACTACACGCTATGACACGCGTCTCTAACAACTTACTCAAGGATGCAGGGACGACGGGGAAGGCTCTTCTCACTGCAACGACGGCTGCTGCTGCACGAACGACGCTCGGACTGGCAACGGTGGCGAGCACAGGCAACTACAACGACCTTATCAACAAGCCATCAGGTGGGGGTTCGTTCGCGGGAACGTATCATTCCGTTGAGTTTGTAGCAGATGGAACGAGCATCTCTTTCTACGGGCTTTTCCCTGATGGCATCGGTGATTTAACGCCGCCAACAAGCTCATCCGCTTACGTTGTGAGTGTCGGAGGAGTGCATCAATCTCCGAGCGCATACGCCATCTCGTACACGACCAATAACACGCCGGAAAAGGGGCTGATCACTTTTGGAGAGGTCATTCCGAGCGGACTAAAAGTCTCTGTTCAAGTTACTTTCTAACACTCTATGCCACAACAACTGACGAAAATCGAAATCGACATGATCTCGCAAGCCGCGCAGACGGCTTTGCAAGGTCAAGCTGGTGCAACCGGTCCTGCTGGGCCTCAGGGCGAAACGGGGCCTCAAGGGGTCGCTGGGGGAGCCGGAGCAACGGGACCTGTCGGAGCAACAGGACTGACAGGAGCAACTGGCCAGCAAGGCGTGCAGGGCAACGCTGGAGCAATCGGAGCAACGGGTCCGCAGGGAACGCAGGGAGCAACCGGCGAAGTCGGGCCAACTGGGGTTCAAGGTGTTCAAGGCCCGACGGGTTTGACAGGTGCGACAGGAGTGCAGGGTGCAACTGGCCAGCAAGGCGTGCAAGGTGACGTCGGAGCAACTGGACCAAGCGGGGCGCAGGGAAGCCAAGGGGCAACCGGATTGCAAGGGACACAGGGGGCAACGGGGGAAACTGGATCGCAAGGTGCCACTGGTGCGTCTGGGCAGTCTGACAAGTATGCGACCACATCGACGACCTCGCTTCTCACCGGCAACGGGAGCAAGACGCTGACGGTTGCAACGGGGCTTTCGTACACGGTCGCTCAACCCGTCGTCATCGCTGAGACGGGCGGGACGGCCCATATGCACGGGACGGTGACGAGTTACAACTCGGGGACGGGGGCGTTGGTTGTCGATGTCTCGAACCACACGGGTTCTGGCACGTTCAACTCATGGTCCGTCAATCTCGAGGGTGCTGTGGGTGCTGTCGGGCCGACTGGGCCACAAGGCGCGACAGGTTCGACTGGTGTTGCTGGTCCGACCGGAGCAAGTGGAGTCGCTGGCGCAGATGGAGCAACGGGGCCACAAGGGACTCAGGGTGCTACGGGGCCAAGCGGAGCGCAGGGCGCCACGGGCGAGACTGGGCCGACAGGCGCACAGGGGTTGACTGGTCCGACCGGATCGCAAGGGCCGACAGGGCCGAGCGGGTTGCAAGGTGTCCAAGGTGACATCGGGGCGACAGGATTGACGGGAGCAACTGGGTTGACTGGTTCGACCGGTGTTGCTGGTCCGACAGGAGCATCGGGAGCGCAGGGGATTCAAGGTGACCCCGGGCCGATTGGTGCAACTGGCGCGCAGGGTCCAACCGGATTGACTGGCGCGACGGGTGCCGGTGCGACGGGTGCGACGGGCGTAGCTGGTGATCGCTACACCACATCCTCGACCACTTCGCTTTCGCTCACGACCGGAGTCAAGACGCTCACGGTGGCAGCAAACCTCGCGTTGTCCGTCGGCCAGAACGTCGTGCTGGCTTACGACGTCGATCACCGCATGACGGGCATCGTCAACGCGTACACGGCCAACACGGGGGTCTTGGAGGTTGACGTGGTGAAAGTGCTCGAAGGCACCGGAACCTACGCATCATGGGCCATTTCGCTTGATGGTGCGGTTGGACAGGTCGGAGCAACCGGTGCTGTCGGACCAACTGGTGTTGTGCTCGGTGGAGGGATTCTCTCGCCGCGTTTCACGGGCAACGGAAGTGCGACTGAGTTCGGCCCGATTGAGGGCTGGGATGGTCCGCAGAACGACGAAGCGGGCTATCTCGTTTACGTTGGCGGTGTTTTCCAGCGTCCCGACGAAACCAATGGCGGGTTCACCATTACGGGGACGACACAAGCCAACTCGAAAATCGTCTTCCCGAGCGCACCAGCAAGCGGTGTTGTCATCGACGTGCTAGCGGTGCAGGTGACGGGGGCCAAGGGAGCAACGGGAGAAATGGGTGCAACGGGTCCTGCTGGGTCTGGAGGTGGTGCTGGCATCTCAGCATGGTCGAGTTCAACCACTTATGAGGCCGATGACTTCGTGTGGAAGAACAACAACATCTTCCGAGCGTTGTCACAGAACACGGCGAATGATCCGGAAGGGTCAGCGCAGCACTGGCGTCGCATGGTGCCAACTGGGAGCTGGGACACAAACATCGCTTACAAACAAGCCGAGTTGGCAGTTTACAACGGGCAGCTTTACATCGCTTTGGGCGACAACAATGGCTACCAACCCAACAACAACTACCAGTTCTGGGCATTGGTAGCTGGCGCGACGGGTGCGACTGGTCCTTCCGGCATGGATGGCAATGTTGGCGCAACGGGGCCGCAGGGAGCGCAGGGAGCAACCGGTGAGATGGGGCCTTCTGGCGTTCCGGGCACGGATGCAAACATGATGGGCGCGACGGGCGCGACGGGACCAAGCGGAGAAGTTGGGCCGACGGGGCCGACGGGTGCTGGCGAAACCGGAGCAACTGGCGAAACCGGAGCAACTGGACCAGAAGGCCCTACAGGCCCGAACTATGCAACAGGGGACGCTCCATCCAACACCTCGACGGTTGTCGGATGGCTTGACGCTGGCAGTGGCAAGCGCATCCCTTATTACGAGTAGCCATTGAGATGAGAAAACCCCTAGGCTGGAGAGGATGACAACTCTCCATTGCCTAGGGGTTCCTCATACCGTCACGCACCCCGATTACTCAGCGTGCGCGTTCACTCAAAAAGTCTTGAAGTTCTTGGAGATGTTCAAGGACTCGAGCGAATACCGCACGATCCATTACGGACACCCAGACTCCATCACTGCCGCTCACGAGCACGTCAATGTGACCTCTCGTGACATCCTGCAAGAGACTTACGGGGACTACGACTGGCGTAGAAACCAGTTCAAGCACTCGTCACAAGACCTTGCACATCGGGCCTTTAACCTCATCGCTGGCGAGGCAATCAAGCGGCGCAAGAAGAAAGGCGACATCGTGCTGGCCTTCTGGGGAGGCACGCAGGAAGCAACGCACATCGCCAACGCTGACAAGGACCTGATCATCGTCGAACCCGGCATCGGCAGTGGCCATGCGTTCGCTCCGTTCCGTTGTTACGAGTCTTATCCACTCCGCTCAGCGTTTGTCGGAACCGATGGTGTTTCCTACTGCAACCCAAAGTGGTATTGGCGGGTGGTGCCGAACTACTTCGACACGCGCAACTTCGACCCGACGCAGAAGCGAGAAGACTATGCGCTTTTCATCGGTCGTCTCGGAACCAACAAGGGCTTGGATCTCGCCATCGATGCGTGCAAGCGAATGGGTGTTCGACTCAAGGTCGCTGGCCAAGGTGGGCCTGAGGGCATCGGTCTCAAGGAGTGGCCTGATCACGTCGAGTTCGTCGGCTACGCTGGCATCGAGGAGCGCAAAGAGTTGATGGCCAAGGCTCAGTTTGGATTCCTGCTTTCGACGTACTGGGAGCCGTTTGGCGGGACCGCTGTCGAAATGATGCTATCGGGATGCGTTCCGATCTGCTCTGACATGGGCGCGATGACGGAGTACATCGTTGACGGTGTGAACGGGTTCCGGTGCTCGACCATGGGTGACATCCTGCGAGCCATTCGGATCGGCTATCGTATCGATCGCTCAAAGATGGTCGCCTTCGCTCGCGCCAACTTCTCGCTCGATGCTGTCAGGCCAAAGTTCGAGCGTGCTTTTGCCGACTTCCGCGACGTGTTCAGCGGGGCGGGTTGGTATGAGGACCACAATAGGCCGTGGACGGTCGGCTATGGTCTGGACTACTCGCCGCTCAGTTGATGGCGGACAGTAGGGTGTGGACTGGAAATCATTACTTCCGACAATCGGGCGGGTCATTGGTGGCCCGCTCGGAGGCATGGCTGTCGAGGCCGTTGGCAAAGCCATCGGAATCAGCGAACCAACCATTGCCAAGGTGCAGGATGCTCTCGATGGCAATACGCTCACAGACGCGCAAATCGTGGCTCTGCGCGAAGCGGATGCTCAACTCAAGGTGAGGATGCGGGAACTCGACATCGACCTTGAGAAACTGGCGACAGAGGACCGAGACAGTGCGAGACGGATGCAAGCAAAGACACAGTCTCGTGTTCCAGCTGTGCTCGCTCTCATCATCACGGTCGGATTCTTCGGTGTGCTCGCAGGTCTGCTCACCGGACATTTCGACCTTTGGGATAATGCAGGGATCACGATGCTCATCGGATCGCTCGCGACCTCGTGGGGCATGGTCGTCTCCTTTTACTACGGAAGTGCCGCAAACCTCGGGAGGCCACCAGAAAAGAAATGAACCTCAAGGAGTACGGCATCGACATCGCATTCCTTTGCGCTGGACTTTTCGGGGCTGTCCTGACGACAGGAAAGAACGCCGCACGCAACCTCGGGAGCACTATCTCCTCACTCGTGGCCGGTGCTGCCGCTGCGAACTATCTCACCCCCGTTGTGGTGCAGCTGGTCAAGGTCGAGGGGGAACGCACGCAATACGCCATCGCTTTTCTGCTTGGGTTCGTCGGACTCCGGGCTGTTGAGTTTGCTTCGCGGAAGTTGATACCGCACGCCATTACGGAAGAACACCATGAGCCCGAATCTCCTCACCCTCGCAAACGGAACCGCTAACGCACTCATCGCGTTGGGTGGGATTGCGTTCGTTCTCTTCGTATTCGGTCGGCCGGAGTCCAAGATTTACGAGTCTCCAAAGATTGCGAAGCTGATGAAACTCGGGCTTTCGCTCGTGTCGGTCGGGGCAGTCCTGAACATCGTGACATTCTCAACCCCGCCGATCTCGGAGATCGTGCTGAACTTCGGCCTCGGGCTCACCTTCGTCCTCGCTGCGGTCTGGCACTTTCAAACATTTGTACGCCACCACCAAACAACGAAAACCGATGAACTTCGACCACTCAAACCCGCACGACCTGCTCGTCGTGCCAAGCGTCAATCTCGCGGCACTAATGCTCGGGTTGACTGAGGTGCACCAGCTGGTCAGCATCGGCGCAGCATTAGCAGCACTCGTCTACACGGTGCTCAAAATCGTCCAACTCTACCGAGACCTGAAATGACCCTCTCAGACCAAGGCCGAAAACTGCTTCTCGATTACGAGGTCGGGGGCGGAGAACCCTATTATCGCAAGTTCCTCTCTCGTCCGACATGGCCGGGGGAATCGTCGGGTGTGACCATCGGCATCGGCTGGGATGCTGGCTACAACACCGAGAGCCAACTGCTCGAAGCGTGGTCGATGCTGGCCGACTCAAGTCTGGAATTGCTCAAGGGAGCCATCGGCATTCGAGGTGAGAGTGCTCGCCTCTGGCTCTCCTCTCGTCCTGCTGTTCGCGATTTAGAGATCCCGTGGGAGAAGGCTCTCGACGTGTTCGAGCGCATCACGGTGCCTAGGTTCTACCTGCAAACCATGCGGATTTACCCACAGGCGGAGACGTTGCCAGCAGCCGCACGCGATGCTCTTCTCTCGCTGGTCTTCAATCGGGGCACCTCGCTTGCAGGAGACCGCCGCGCCGAGATGCTGGGGATCCAAAACTGCCTTCGTGATGGTCGAACGCATGACGTTCCGGAACTGATCCGCTCGATGAAGCGACTCTGGCCCAACACAACGGGACTGCAAAAGCGCAGGGACGCGGAGGCAGCACTGTTTGAGAGTGCAGTCTAACCTGTTGCGTGTTAAAGGGTGGCGCGATGCAACCCGACTGGACACCCGAACACCTCGACACTCCCGCCGAACTGCTCGCTGAGCGGTTCGGCGTTTCCGTCTTCACAGCGACCGAAATCCTCCGCTGGCACGAGGCAGAGCAGTTGCTCCATGTCGAACAGACCGCGTCAGCCATGGGTGGCGCACATCTGCACCGCATCCTCGCGTGGATGCTCGGCCCCGGGGATGCCAAGGCAAAAGCGGTGGCTCTTTGCTTCGCTGCCGACCTACAGCCGCTCATCGGATGGACGACTCTGGCGGAGGCAGCTGACGAACTCGGCATGACCTCAGCCAACCTTTCCAAGCTCCAAACGGAGATTCAAGCATGGTTGGAACTGCCTGAGAACCAGTGGAATAAGACGAAGTTCCGGTGTCGCCAGCAGGGGAAACCAATCACGAAGGAACTGCCGACGGTTGAAAGGGTTGCACAGTCTTTCCGCAGGTGGTTGCAACGTGTTGATGTTAAGGCATTAACCACTGAGCAGAAGGCACTTGTGAAGCGGACTCTATCAGGGGTTGTTGAGTTCGCGGAAACCCTTTGAGGATTAGGCACTTCGGAGCAGTTGACGGGATGCTTCGAGCGTGGGACGATTCATTCACGTTCATCCGGTTTTGCCGGTTGTCTGGGTTGTCCGATGCGGGGGAGTGAGGTCTCCCGCATCGGTAAACTCCTCAAACTCAACGAGTTTGCAGGGCATAAAAAAAAGATAAAAAAACTGTTGGACAGAAAACGAGAACTGTTGTTTACTGGGTGCAGTTGAGGGACGGAGCGCCCGAGACGAAACAACAAACCAGACATCACACCATGCAAGACCGACTCAACATTAAGACGCGGACTCAAAAAACGCTGGATGCCGCAAAAGACGCCACCCCTGATCAGGTCGCAATCGCCCTTCGTCGAATGAGCGAACAAACCCGCCGATTCGGCTCAACCTACTGCCCCGCGTGGCTTTTAGTGCGGTTGGGTGGACTAGGGGAGCATCAAACCGCTTTCGGGACGTTCCGGTTGTCCATGTTTGGACGGTCGCTTGCTAAGTTCAAGGTCTCTGCTCCAAAGCACTAACCAACCCCCAACCCCCAACCTCACCTCACACCATGACAACAACATCCAAAACCATCCAAGGCGCGATCCTGCTGGCTCTCGCAAACCTCGACTTCGTCTTCTTGGCCACCGTCCAGTTCGACGGATTCGCACTCGCATTCGGGCTGCTTGGCCTAGTCTCAACCGGAATCGGTTGGGCGTACATCCTCGATGCATCAAGAGAGGAGGCACGCAAGTGAACCACTCAATCATCCTGCACGAGAGCCGTGAATGGCACCTCGTCCCACCAGAGGACTACGCAACAATGATTCAAGCACGGGATGCTGCTCTCTGCATCGCCCAACGGCTCCTCGTCACCAAGCGCATCGAGACCCCGCACGGGGATCTCATCCTCGCGCCTAATGGCCGGTGCCGACGTTGCAACGGGGAGAAACCCGCCAAACGTGGCCAACGCTACTGCTCGTCCTGCTCTCAAATCAGCAGAGTCGAATGCATGAGGGCTTACTGGCAAAGGAGGTCGAAATGATTGCCATCGACCCCGGAGTGTCAGGTGGTTGGGCCTATGACATGGAGCAGGGTGCAATCGAATGCTGCCGGATGCCAGAGACCGATGGGGACATCCTGACGGGCCTTCGCAACCTTTGGGCAGTTGGCCACCGAGAGATTCGGATGGAGATTCCCGCGAAAGCGATCTTCGGTGCTGGTCACTCATCACTCGCGGTGCTCCATCGCAACGTGGGGTTCATTCAAGGGGTGGCCATGGCTCTCGGGTTCTCGCTCCTTCTCATTCAACCAAAGGCATGGCAGAAAGTCATCGGGATCTCCAAGCGACCCGGGGAGGAGCAGAGAAAGTGGAAGAACCGACTCAAGGAGGAGGCCCAACGACGCTTTCCCAACCTCCACATCACTTTGAGCACAGCGGATGCGGTGCTCATCCTCGCCGCTGGATTAGCGGCACAAAACAACAACAGACAGTAAAACCATGAACAACGAAAACAAACCACTAGCCCTGTTTCAGGGAGTCTCGGACCCCGTCGGGGCAGCAATGCAACTAGGTGAGGCCTTCGCATCCTCGGGGATGTTCGGGTGCACCAAACCAGCGCAGGGGGCCATCCTCGCTCTCCAATGCCTGACGTCGGGCCTGACACCGTTCGAAGTAACGCAAACGTACCACCTGCTCGACGGCAAGCTGTCGATGAAGGCCGACGCAATGCTCGGTCGCTACAAGGCAGCAGGTGGCAAGGTCATCTGGGGCACTCGAACTGCCGAACGAGTCAAGGCTCGGTGGGTCTACGGGGAAAACGATCTAGAAATGGAGGTTACGATGCAGGAGCTGGTGGCCAGCGGGGTTGCGCTCGGCAAGGGTGGCGAACTCAAAGAAAACTACAAAAGACACCCACGCCAGATGCTGACCGCTCGACTCATCTCAGAAGCCGTGCGGTTACTCGCACCGGAAGTCGTGAGCGGGATCTACACTCCCGAGGAAGTGAGCGACTTCGGACCGGTTGAGAGGGTCGAGAAACCCGCGCAGGTGCAGGTCGTCGAGCCAGAAGCGTTGCCACCTGCTGAGGATGCAGAGCAGGAGTTCCGTGACCTCCTCGGGGAGCACTACACTTCGGCACTGTCATTCTTCAAAACCGACTTGCTCACGCTCCTCGCGCCTAAAGTCCAAAAGGACATCCGGACCCGCACCGCTGACCTCATCGCCAAACTCTAAACCACCATGTTCAAAATCGATCGCAACGCAGCACCGGAGAGCTCGTGGATCAAGACCCCGGGCATCTACTCGGGGACAATCAAGTTCCCTGCAGAAATCGAATGCACCCCGAAGGGCGAAACGAAGATCCGTCTCGAGTTCGTCACGGAGTCGGGGGCGAAGGCAACTGATGACATCATCAACGCCGAGTCACTCTGGTGGAAGCTGAACGTCTTACTGGCCGCCGCTGATCCTGACGGGAGCAAAATCAACATCCCAAACGGGCAGAGTGCGGACTTCTCGAAGAACTCGAACTTCATCGAGTTCGTTCGGAAGTTCGACGGGCTCGCTGTTACCTTCGCCGTTTACCTTGAGACATACCTCAAAAAGGACGGATCTCAAGGGACGGCCACCAGACTTCGCCCGATGGATCCGCGAAAGGGGAAGAATCAACTCCCTGCAAAGGCATTGGAGCAAA